TTTATCTCTTATATCAGATGTGGGTGGAAGAGAGGATAAAGCCAGAGAACAGATACTTAAATCAGCAGAGGAAGGATACCAGGAACGAGATTTAAAAGAAAAGTTAGGAATGACTAAAGTTCCAGATTGGGCAAAAGAAAAAAGAGAAAAGAAAAAACAAAAAAGACAATGGTTATAAATGTTACCAACTAAAAAAGAAATAAAAGAATTAACAGAACAACAACAAAGTTTTATCAACGCATTATTTGGAGAGGCACAAGGTAATCCAAAAAAAGCAGGAGAGATTGCAGGCTACGCACCTAGTTCTTATCCTAAAGTTGTTAAAGCATTAAAAGATGAAATACTAGAAAGAGCGGAATACTCTTTAGCACTTAATTCTGCAAAAGCAGTAAAAGGTTTAGTAGATGCACTAGATGAAGATGGTAAAACTCCTGGTGTTAATATTAGAATGGAAGCGGCAAAACAAATACTTGACCGTGTAGGTCTTGTTAAAAAAGACAAGATAGATATTAACGCACAAGTTGCTCATGGTATATTTATATTACCACCAAAAGATGCAGCAAATTAAAAGAAAAGGAAGAGTAATACCATTTGGTTATAAACAATCTGATAATCCAGATTATATAGAACCAGTACAATCTGAACTAGATGCATTAGAAGAAGCAAAAGAATATTTAAATAATTGTTCTTATCGTGAGGTTGCAAGATGGTTGACTCAAAAAACAGAAAGACCAATAACACACACAGGATTAAGAAAAATAATTAATAACAGATGGCAGACATTGAACCACCTAAACCAAGAAAAAATCTTGGAAGAAAACGAGGAGTCAAACAAGCTCCCCGAGTTCTCAGCGTAGAAAGTAAAGCTAGAGCGTCAGCTAAAAGAGTCATTAAAAAACAAGATGACAAAATTAAAAAAGCTACGAACGATTTACACAACGCTAAAAAAAGAAAAGAACGCATACTTAAAACAGATGATGCGTTAAAAGGAAAAGATTCTGCTGTATTAACACAAGATGAAGTAGAACAACTTCCACCAAATGTTCAAGAACATGTTGAAGATAATATTATCTTTCAACCAAATGAAGGGCCACAGACAGAGTTCTTAGCAGCTTCAGAAAGAGAAGTGTTCTATGGTGGGGCAAGAGGTGGTGGCAAATCATACGCAATGTTGATAGACCCACTTCGTTATTGTGATAAAGCAAATCATAGAGCCTTACTAATTAGACGTTCAATGCCAGAACTTAGAGATATGATTAATCATTCTCAACGTTTGTATGGACAAGCATTTCCAGGTGCTAAATGGAGAGAGCAAGAAAAAGAATGGCGATTTCCATCTGGAGCTAGAATTGAATTTGGTTACGCAGAAAATTTAACTGATGTTCTTCGTTACCAAGGTCAATCATATACTTGGATAGGTATAGATGAATTACCACAGTATCCTACACCAGAGATATACAACTTTTTACGTTCGTCTCTTCGTAGTGTAGACCCAGAAATACCTGTGTTTATGAGGTCTACAGGCAATCCAGGTAACGTTGGTTCACAGTGGGTTAAAGAAATGTTTGTTGACCCTGCAGAACCAAATAAAGCATTTGATGTAAATATAAGTACAATAGCAGGAAATAAATCTATCACAAGAAGATTTATACCTGCAAAATTACAAGATAATCCATATCTAATGCAAACAGATGATTATCTAATTATGTTGTCATCTTTACCAGAAGTACAACGTAAACAGTTTTTAGAAGGAGATTGGGGTGCATTTGAAAATTCGGCTTTTCCAGAATTTAGTATTCCTACCCATGTTGTTGAGCCTTTTAACATTCCCCGCAGTTGGCTCAGATTCAGAACGTGCGATTGGGGGTATTCATCTGCGGCTTGCGTTCTCTGGTTGGCAGTGGACTTCGATAACAATTTCTGGGTATACAGAGAATACTACACCCAAAGAGTTACGGCAGACATTTTCGCAAAGCAAGTTCTTGAACGAGAACAGGGTGAATATATTAGATACGGAATCTTGGACTCTTCAACTTGGTCAAGACGAGGGGATGTTGGCCCTAGTATTGCAGAGACTATGATTAGACAAGGTTGTAAGTGGAGACCATCAGATAGGTCGCCACGCAGTAGAGTAGCAGGTAAATTAGAATTACATAAATTATTATCTAAAGATGAAAATACTGGACAGCCAAAACTAAAAGTATTTTCTAATTGTATAAATCTAATTAGAACATTACCAATGTTACCAATAGATAGAAACAATCCAGAAGATGTGGATACACATGCAGAAGACCATGCGTATGATGCTCTTCGATACGGAGTAATGAGCAGAACTGTTCATCCAAAAAGTTATGAAGCAAATAGATACACAGAAAAAGAAAAGTTTAAACCTTCTGATAGAGTTTTTGGATACTAATGGCTAAAGGTAAATATTGTGATTGTGTTAGTACAATACCAGATAAAATAAAAATAGGTTATAAAAATTATAAACTAGAAGAATGGAAACAAACTGTAGCCAGTGCTAACGAGGCACAAGGTCAGTTTTTTTCTAAAGAAGGTATCATAGGATACACTTCTGAAGAAGAAGGGGTTTCTCATGCTAATACTATATTACATGAAATATTACATGGTATAATATATCAATGGAATATAGATGTAGGAGAAAAGGAAGAAGCTATAGTTAATGGTTTAACTAATGGCTTAGTAACTGTTTTTGTAGATAATCCAGATTTAATGGGGTATCTTAAAAATAAAATTTTGGAGGAATAAATGCCAGAAGAAGTAATGAAAAAATACAAACAAGGTGAGCTTCCTGCTGATTATTCAAAGGAAAGAAAAATACATTTGACCCTGCTGTTTTTAAAATGGCAGATGAAAGAGATTACTAGGAGGAAAAATGGAAACACCAATTAAAATGAAAAAATATATGCAAGGTGAATTTTCTGAAGTGCCAGATGGGCCGCCAGCAAAAGAAAAAGCTCAAGCAGGAATACTGAAAAGATATTCTCAAGGAGAATTTTCTAATGTGCCAGATACACCACCTGTAAAAGAAAAACCAGATGGTAGCATTTTAAGAAGATATTCGCAAGGTGAATTTTCGGACGCAAAAGAAAACTAAAAAATGGTAACTAAACAGTCAGCTGATATTTTAGCTTTAAGCGACACTGACGAAGGTAAACAACCAACATACGAAGTTGCAGGTTTAGCAGGTTTAATAAAAGGTAAATTTACTGAAGCCGAAGACGCTCGTCAATTTGATGAAGAACGTTGGTTAAGAGCATATCGTAACTATAGAGGAGTCTATGGTAGTGATATGGCTTTCACAGAAAGTGAGAAATCAAAAGTATTTGTTAAAATAACAAAGACTAAAGTTCTTGCAGCTTATGGTCAATTGATAGAAGTTTTATTCTCTAGTGGAAAATTTCCAGTAGGGATAGAGCCTACACCTGTGCCAGAAAATATAGCTGAGTATGCACATATAGCAGAACCAACTAAACAACCAAAGCAACCAGAAAGTCCTTATGGTTTTCCAGGAGATGGTAATGATTTAAAAAAGGGTGCTACGTTAAATAGTTTACTTAATGGTTTAGAAGAAAAGTATAGAGGTGGGAATTTTGTAAAAGGCCCTGCAACTAATTCTGCTAAAGAACCACAAATAAGTCCTGCTGAAGAAGCTTCTGGTAATATGGAAAAAATGATTCATGACCAGTTAGAAGAATCTAGTGCAGTAAATGTTTTACGTCATGCTTTGTTTGAAGCTGCTTTACTTGGAACTGGAGTTATTAAAGGGCCATTTACTTATGAACAATCAAGTCATAACTGGGTTAAAAATCCAGAGACTGGTAAAAATGAATATAGTCCAAAAACAAAATTAGTTCCTAGAATAGAATCAGTATCTTGTTGGGATTTTTATCCAGACCCAGACGCAGTTACTATTGATGATGCAGAATATGTTATACAGAGACATATATATACTCGTTCTCAAATACGTGATTTAATAAATAGACCATTTTTTAGAAAAGAAGCTATACGTTCTGCTCTAGATATGGGGCCTAATTATGAAGCTCGTGGGTATGAATCATCTTTAAAAGATAGAGAAAGCACTAGTGAATATGATAAAAATAGATATGAAATACTAGAGTTTTGGGGAACGTTGGATACTGAACTTGCAATGGAAGCAGGTTTAGAATTAGAAGAAGATATGGACGATATGGATGAAGTCCAAGTTAATTGTTGGGTATGTAACGGTGAAATAATAAGATTAGTATTAAATCCTTTTACACCTACAAGATTACCTTATTTAGTTTGTCCATATGAAATAAACCCATATCAATTTTTTGGAGTAGGTATTCCAGAAAATATGGATGATGCACAGACTATAATGAATGGCCATGCAAGAATGGCTATTGACAATTTAGCACTTGCAGGTAATTTAGTATTTGACGTAGATGAAACTATGTTAGTTCCAGGACAGGATATGAAAGTATTTCCTGGTAAAATATTTAGAAGACAAAGTGGTATGCCAGGTCAAGCAATACATGGAGTTAAATTTCCTAATACAGCAAATGAAAACTTAATGATGTTTGATAGATTTAGACAGTTAGCTGATGAGTCCACAGGCATTCCATCGTACTCTCATGGTACTACAGGAGTACAATCAACAACTAGAACTGCAGCAGGTATGTCCATGTTAATGGGTGCAGCAGCTTTAAGTATAAAAACAGTTATTAAAAATATTGATGATATGCTTCTAAGACCTTTAGGAGAAACTTTATTTTCATGGAACATGCAATTTAATGAAGATGCTCCAGAAATAAAAGGCGACTTACATGTTAAAGCAAGAGGCACAACATCATTGATGCAAAAAGAAGTAAGGTCACAAAGACTAATGACTTTCTTACAAGTTGCATCAAATCAAAATTTGGCTCCGTTTGTTAGATGGCATTCTATATTATCTGAAATTGCAAAGTCACTTGATATAGAACCAGAAAAACTAATAAACGACCCAGAGAGAGCGGCAATCTTTGCAAAAATAATGGGAATGGCAAATGGAAATCAACAAAATCAAAACAATAATCAACAGTCCTCAATGGCCGATGATGGAGGAGCTCCTACAGGAGCGGATGCAGAAGACATTACAGGCGTTGGTGGTGGCAACATCGGAGTTGGAGGTGTACCGACTCCAGGGGAAGATAGCTTCTCTGCAGGAACTGATGAAGATGAGGGAGCAGATTAAGAGAAAATAATATGTATTACAAGGGAAACACTATTGGACTAAATTATGACGCAGCTACAGGTAACTGGAGTTTTAGCAATGAACCAAATGACTTTATAGACACTAACGCATTTAGTACAGCAGACCCAAAGTTTGACTATGTGCCTCCGTCTAATCCAACTCCAGATGAACCAGATAATGACCCTTGTCCTGCAGGATATAAATATGACGCAACTTTAAAACAATGTGTTATTGACCCAGACTATCAAAATCCTTTTATGGATGAGCAAACTCAAACGGGAGATGGAGGTTACAGAGAAGACCCTAAACAAATAGCAGGAACAAATAGAACTACCACAGATGGTAATTACAAAGCTACTGATGCAGAATATGAAAACATGTCGGCTTCTGAACTTATAGAAAATTATAAACAACGTGGTTTTGTTAAAATAAACGATAAAGGGGAGCTTACAGTTAACTTAGATAGGGTTGGTCAAGGTGGAAGCATTATGGATGCTTTACTTGGAAGAATAAGTGGTGGTGGAGAAGGTCAAGCTTCTGTTAATAAAGTAGTCGGCTATTTAGTAGATAAAGGTATAGTAAAACAAAGTGATATATATAAAACTAGTGGAAAAGGCGGTACTGGAAATTATGAGTTTAATAGTGAAATTGTTATACCTACAATAGCAAAATTTGAAGCAGACTACTATAATTTACCATACTCAGAAGTTTTAGCTCCAGGATTTGGTGGTAAAATATTTGGCACTAGAGAAAGTGTACAACAGTTTGATGATTTTATGGCTAAAAAATTAGCAGCATTTAGTACTGTTGCAAATAACGCTGTAACTAATTACAAACGAGGAGATTTAGAATATCAAATAAAAGAATAAGAGGATGCTATTGAAAAACAAAAAGTACGAAAAGCAAAATTTGATGCAGATATAGCAGCAGAAAA